TTTCAGTTCAAACGGATTGCCGTTCTCGTCCGTGGTGTCGAACACAAAGCCGTGGGCCTCGAAGACTTGCTTTGCCGCCGCACGATTGGGAAAGGCGAGGTCTACTCTCATGACGACAACCCCGCGAGTGCGTCGTCTGACAGAGCGGCAGTCCATTCGCCCACAACAGCCAGAGAACCGCCCCACGTCTTGGTGTTCGCCACATTATCCCCGGCGCGAAATGTCGTGATGCCCGATGGCAGTGTGCCTGCGCCGTCCGTAGCAACCGAAGCACCATCCAGAGATGCAGCGAAGTCGCTGGCAGAGATACGCAACGCAATCGCGAAATCCGTGTCATCGGCAATCGTCGCACCACTGTCAAAGTCAGCCTGCGATGCACCGCCGTCCACTACCTGCACGGCAATCTCGCCCTGCGTGGAACTGCCACGGCGCAACACCGTCACACGGTTGTCTTCGGTTCCGTCATCCCACTGCGCAACCACCTGATCGGTTGATCCGATTGATGGAGCAGTGCGGCCCTTGAGCAGAATTGTGCCAGGAAGGCTTGTCGTTGCCCGCGTCACGTCATCCACCGTCCGCGTCACCGCGCTGGCGACGGTTTCTATGGGGGTTGTGGGGGTGGAGGTGTTGAGTTCAATCGTGGCATAGTCCATCGCAGTCGATCCTGTCGCTGCGTTATCCAATGTCGTGCCGTTGGTAGACCCAGCAGGGTTCAAAAGCATACGCGCGGTGGTGTTGCCCGTGGAATTATTCAACACTGTTGACCACCACAGCCAGTGATCGTCAAAGTCTTCAGCCTGAGAGGTGACTGTGCCTGTCTCTGTAATGGCGGTGACTACACCTGTATCCGTGTCGAGAATGGCTACCACCTGCTGTGCGGTCCCCCCCGTGAGTAGCGTCTGCATCATCGGGAAGTGGCTCGCACCAGAGGTCTTTGGGACCCTTATCGAAAACAGGTTCACGTTGCTGTCGTTAGGGCAGGATGTATTTATGTATTTGTTAAGCCGCACCGCACCGCTGTCGTCAGTCAGAACAATGTTTCTTGTGGCACCATCAACGACACTGACGCCGGAAGACACTGACGCCTCGGCTGTATGCAGCCACGCCGCGTTAGAAAAGTCCCGGCTATACGTCAGGCTGTTGGCACTCTCCCCCTCCACCAGCAGGCCCTTGTCTTCCCAGTTTGTGCCGTTGTAGACGACGTTCTTGCGGGGGCCGAAGTAGGCGCTTGAGGTGGTGGGGTTGTAGGCGCGGGGTGTGGTCTGGCCGGGGTCGAGGTATTCGACCTGCAGGCCGCCGACGTGCATACCCTTTGCCAAGTCTCCCGCGTAGCTTGGGCGGGATGAAGGGGATGCGGTGTCTGAAGCACTGACAATAACGCGGGTGGTCGCACTTGAAGCCGTGAAGGCAATAAACCACTCGTATAGCCCGTCACCCAGATCAACCACGTCGCTGTCTATGATTACACCGCCCGCGCCCGTTGAGGGGGTGAAGGAGCCGTCCGTCAAATTGATCGAAAGATACTGTCCGCCCGTGCCGCCGGAGGAATAAACCTCCACGAAACTCCAGTCGCGCCCAAGACCGCCTTTGACGACACCGCTAACAACCTGCCGTGTACCCGAAACAACAGTTACGTCCTTGAGAACGTAGTGCGCGCCGGTGTTTGCAAATTCCTTGCTCTGGTCGAGCGTCACCGTACCTGCACGGCCAACGGTCTGATTTGTCGTGATCGCCACGTTGGCCTTTGTCCACGACGCATTGCTCAGGTCATCGGAATACGTCACCAGATTATGCGGCGCGAACCGCAGCACACCCGACGTGTCGAAGTTCATACCGAGGGAGGCGGTGGTGACGGTCAGCGTGTCACCAAGCGCGTCCGCGTCGAAGCGGCTGAAGTCAAGCGGATTTACCGCCGTGGGCAAAACCCCAAGACCAAGGTTCACGCCCGACGAAACCCTCATCAGTACAGCGCCACAATCGCGGTGGCCGTCGTGCTGGTACTCATGACCAGGCGCGGGCGGATCGGCAGAACAGTCCCCGAAGGAACGGCGGTGAACAACACGCTGGTATCGTCACCAAAGCGGACGTTCAGGTTGCCGCCCGTGCCAACGTAAATCGCCCGTGGGGGCTGGCCGTTCAGCAGTAGGCTGGTGCTGTCCGATGCCGTGACGGCTACCGCCTTCTGGGTCGGATCACTCATTTCGCTCATAGTTGGATTCCTTCAACCTGTGGTATGTCTTGGGACGGTCCCAGACGGCATTTGTCGGCAATCACCGCAACCTGCGGTTATGCCATCCATCCGCCAGTGCCCAGAGAGGGGACGTGGACCGTGCGTGTTTTGGTCTGCACCATCTGGGGGAATAATTCGGTCATGCCCCACACCATGGCGTCCAGGCGATCGGGGCTTCCGTTGCCCTCGTATCCCGCCGCCGTCATCTGGCACATCTGATCTTCCAGCCGGTCAAACGTGCCGACATGGTGAATGCGCCCCAATGAGTACAAGGCCGCGATAGGCTCGGCCCTTACGTGCTTGCCCCGCGTTGCCCTGACCTGGATAACCGGAACGTCGGGACGGATGCTCTTGATGGTTTGTTCGACCATATCCCCGCCGTAATTGACCTCTGCGGCCACACAATCAGCGTCATAGCGGTCGTAGGTGGCAATCACCCGCTCGCCCCACTGACGGGGTGTTCCCTTCGTGCTGGCATCGTCCAGGACGTAACCGTGGTTGTCCTCGTCGCCCTTCCCCACCGCAACAATGCCGTGTTCGTCGCTTCCCGGCTCACTGGAACCAGCGGGATCGACCGCAACAACAATCCGCCCCATCGTCGGGGCCGTTTCCCTGCGTCCGTTGTGGATCATCAGGCGGTCCCAGATGGCACCCACCGCCATCGGTTCGTATTCGCCCAACCAGACATGGCCCTAGCGGTCCCTGTTGTTCTTGGCGTCGTGCTGGCGTTCCGCCTCCAGTTCGGCGGGGAAGAACATATTCTGGTCGTAATTGATGCGCCGGATGATGGCATCTTCAGGCGGCGTCGGCCCCCGAAAGAACGCATCCACCGGGTCGTCTGCACTGCGCGGATTCCATGAAAACCACAGTTCCGACTTGGGCGCGCGGATCGTGGGGCGCAGCATCTCCAGCGACCGGGCCGATAGGGTCTGCGCCTCTTCCACCCAAGCGACGTTAAAGCCCTCTAGGGACTTGATGCTTTCCGCCGTGTGGTCCTGCATACCCTGGAAGGTGATAACCCCACCACCGGGCGTCTTGATGCTGTCATTCAGCACCTCGAAACCATCAACCCCCGTGACGGCAATCTTGTCCTCAATCAGCCGCTTGGCCGATTCCTTCAGGCTCTTCTGGACCTCACGGACACAAACCGCCCGAAACCCCTTGTTGCCGTGCGCGTTGGCAACCATCGCCTCGGCAAAGAAATGGGACTTGGCGGAACCTCGCCCACCGTACAGCGCCTTGTAGCGGCTTGGCCGCAGAAGGTCGTTGAACACATGGGAGGCCCCGCCTACTCTGGGCCGGTTCCCCATAGAAACACCGGACCACCGCCAGAACCAACCAGCTCCGTGGTGCTCTTATCGCCGTAGCGTTGGGGCTTTTCCTTGCCAGCTTGCCACTTGATGGCATCGATCATCACGCGGGCCTGATCCGGCCTTAGTTGCTCAGTGCCGACCTTCTCAATGATGTCGTCAATCTGGTCGGCGCGGCTGTCGGCGCGTAGTTCTCTCGCGCGCGCGTAATCGTCCGAAAATGCGTCAATCTCCTGCAACCACTTGTAGACCGTGGAGCGCGAGGGCATGTCATCGTCGCGTCCGATCTTGTCGAGGTTGCTGCCCTGGGCGATGCGTTCGCATATCTCCTTTGCGAGTTCTGCGCTGTACAGGGTTGGTCTGCCGGCCATTAGATTGGTGCAATCCCATTCACGATGTCGGACCGGATGATCCAGTGTTTGACCTTCGGGCCGATCATCTCTTCCTGGACACAGGCGTTGGCGTTGCGTCCCCGCGCAGCCCAGAATGCGTTGATCCTGTCGGCCTGCTCGTATGCGGTTTTGCGGCGCGGTTCTTTTTCAGGTTCGCGCGTGGCACCTGCGGGGATCGATCCAAAGTCCATGTCGCCTCCTAGATCGCTGATTTCCACCGCTTGGTCCACGTGGGGGTTTCCCACGCCTCGCTGACCTGACGGCTGAACTCGGCCCAATCCTCATCGGAACAGTCCGCCGCGAAGTCCAGGTACTCAATAGCCATATCAATCGCGTCACAACCAGACGCGCCCGACTGCACCGCAAGGTCCAGCGCCCACATCTTCACGGGGTCGTATGCCTGCATGAGCGTCTCCTTGTGTTATCCCCGGCGTCAAGCCTCATCGCCCTTGATGATGGCGTGTGGCGGTGCGCTTGAATGCCGGGAAACTGAATGCAAAACGCCCCGCTCCGGGAGGAACGAGGCGCTTGGTGCTTTGTAGTGCTGTGCCAGTTCGTTGGCTTCTCAGCCTATCCGATATTCAGTGTCGGGCGCAAAAACCCAACTTCCACATTTCTATAGCACACAGCGGCTGGGCCGTCAATAACTTTCTGGGTTTGTTTTTCTGTGTGTTCATGGAACGTCTCAGACACCGTAAAACTCATCCAGAACGTCCAGGGCTTCCCGCAACCGCCCCATGCCGTATTCC